TATTGTTATTACGGCAGGCGAGTATAATGCAGTTGACGGGACACCAAATAGCGATATTCAAGCTACAAAATACACATCACAAGATTATAAAATGTTTTATTCAAAAGCAATTAGGGTGTATGCTGTTTTGCCTTATGATTTGAATGATACAAATATATTACAAGCCGACCTTTCCGATGAAATTCATAATGTAATAACGCCAGCAATTCAAAAAGTGTTGGGCAGGGCTGAATTGGTTGCACCATTTTCACAAAAAACTTACGAAGGTTTTACATTAACCAATGATAATTTTGAAGAAGAGCTTGAAAGAGGTTCGTATGCTGTATATTTATGGGATTTAAAAACAAGGGTGGAAATATCAAACAAAGATGTATATTCTTATGATGGGGACGCACCTTTAAAAGCAGTTGACTTGACTTTTGATAACGGCTTGAAAAGCGAAAATAGATTTAATTAAAATGCTTGACAATTATATTTCTGCTTAAAATAATACACATGACAAAAATTTTTAATTAAAAAATGTTAATTAAAATCCTAAAACCTTTTAATTACAAAGAGGTAAAATATCAAGCAAATCAAGAAATTGAAATCAAAGAAGACGCAACAAAACTTCCTGCGGAAATCTTTTGGCGTAATAGATTAAAAGACAAAGATGTTGTTTGTTTAACAAAACAAGAGATTTGTGAATATTATGCAAAACAAAATGATGTTGTAAATTTTGAAAAACATTCAAAGCTTTTTTGCGATGAACTTGAATCTGTTATTAAACATATTTCAAATATTGAAAAAGATAAAATAACCGAAGACGACAAAAGAATAAAAAAGGAATCGGAAGAGTTGTTAAAAAATCATAAAGACTTGAAAGAAAGACTTTTAAATGAACAAAAAGCAATTAATAAAAAATAAATATGTCAAGCAACCCAAGAGTAACGGCAGCTATTTTTAGTGCAGATACAGGCGTAAAATTAAACGCACACAAATTGCTTATTACAGGGCAAAAAACAGCAAGCGGAACGGCAACAAGTGGTTCATTACAAACACAAATTATCACTGAAAGCCAAGTGAATGAATTGTTTGGCAGAAAATCACATATTGCTAAAAAATTGCGTGCAGTTTTGAAAAACCTTTCCATTTCAAGAATTAAACCACAAGTTGACGCAATTGCACTTGCAGATAACGGCACAACAAAGGCAAGTGGGACTGTTACATTTACTGGGCCAGCAACCGAAAATGGTATTTTAACAGTATATGTTGATAGTAAAATAAACGGCTTGTATTCTATTAGTATTGAAAATGGCGACAGTGCAACTGTTATCGCAGGAAAGCTTGTTGCGTTAGTCACGGCAAATGCAAATGCAAACTACACAGCGGCAAATGTTGCTGGCGTTGTTACAATTACAGCGGAAAATGCAGGGACAAATGGAAATACAATTAGACTTGGTTTCAAGGGCTCGGTAGTAGGCGTTACAGTAACAAAAAGTGGCGAATATTTAACAGGTGGTGCAACTGACCCAGTTTTAACAGGTTTATTTGATAGTGTTGACAGCATTCAATACCAAACCATCGATTACCCTTCTACTTGGAATTTAACAACACTTGCAAATTTTACAGAACCACGCTTTAATGTTGAAAATGATATTTTGTATTCGCAAGGCTTCACTTTTAAAGTTGATACATATTCAAACCTTAACACACTACTTGACGGCTTGAATTATAAAACTGTTTGCGTTGGTTTTGACAAACTTGGCGGTGGTATTTTTGAAAACCCCGATGTTATCAATAGTCAATTTTGTGCTTACCGTGGGCTTTCGTTCACAGATGGGGCGAATGTTTCCTCAATTAACATGGGGAATGGGCAAGAAACAGGTGGTGCGACTTGGGCTTCACTTCCTTACTTTAATATGCCGTTTATCAATTTACCTGTTATTCCACAAGGCGAAAATTTCTCAAAAGAAGAGTTGGAAGAATTGGAAAAATCAGGTGGTTGGACTTTTGAAAATAACGATGCAAATACAAGGCTTTTGTTAAGAACAGTAAAATCAACTTATAAAACAAATGACCTTGGCGACCCTGACCCAACATTTGGCTTTTTGAATTATGTTGACAGTTTAACTATTTCAAGGGAATATTTTTTCAAAGGAATTAAACAAACTTACCCACGCCACAGAATTACAAATGCTTTAACAGCACCAGCAGGGGCGAAAGCAATCGTAACAAAGGCTTCATTCCTTGGAACTTTGGGGCAGTTTTATGATGAGCTTGTCAAACTTGCAATATTTGAACCAAACAGAAAGCTTGAATTTCTTGAAAGAGCAGGCGACACTATTAGTTTTGACTTGTTAAACGGCAAAATTACAGCAGATGTTCTTGCACCAATAACAACACAATTGCGTGAAGTTATTTTAAGCTTTATACCAAAATTTAATTAATTGAAATGATATGTCATTAAAACCAAATTTAATAATTGCAGGGCAAACTATTGATTACAATGGAAATTTAAAATACAAACTTGGAACACGCAAAAGGGAGCCTAAAAATTCAATTAGTGGCGTTGTAAGGGCAAGCGAATCACTTGACGACAGTGCAAGTAAAATTATGGTTACACTTGATAATTCAAACAGAACAGCAAGGGCTTTAATGGAAAGTTTATATAAACAGCCTTTCAATAGAGATGGGCAAGGTTCAATTATTGCAACCATTGTTTATAGCAACGACCCAAACAACCCAATGAATTTTGAAGGTGGATTTTTAGAAGACTTGCCTGAAATTGAAGACACTGGAACAACAGAATATAGTTTTGTTTTTAATTCATATTCTCAAACTTTATAATGTAAATTATGTCAAAATATTTTTGCAACTTAATAACGCCAATTAAAATTCAAGTTAATGTAAATGGTTCGTGGACATATCAAGAAGTTGAAAAAGTATATTTCAAAGAACCAAGCATAAATGAAATTCGTGTGAAATTTGACAAAGTTCGCCCACTTGCAAAAAAGCTTTTCTTAGAAATTTCACAAATGCAAAAAGCGGTGCAAGAGCAAAAAACAGTGCAACAAGAAAAAGAAAAACCACAAACTGAACTTCAATATGAAGAAGTTTTAGAACAAGGCTTGGGAATGATTGAAGCTATGGAGATTTCAATTGATACTTTTCCTTTGTTTATGCAAGCTTTCAAGGAATTTATTGGTAACGGCACTGTATTTGTTGACCCTGCAATGCAAACTTCCTTGACAAGTGCAAACATTCTATTAATTGACGCTGAAAACTTTGATAATATTCTTGCAATGTATTTGGGCTATTTTACCCCTTTTTTTATGTCACGCAATCCAAAAAAGAGTATTGCGTGAATGAAAAAGAAGTTATAAAAGCAATTTATAGCCACGCAAGATATATGAAAGGCGGGGCAACTGTTGAATATTTTATGAATTTACCATATTCATATTTACTTGAAGAGCTTGATATTGTTTTTGATATGGCGGAAAAAGATGCAAAAGAAGTAGAAAAAAAACTTAATAAAAAGTAGTATGTCTTTTAATGTTTCTTATATCTTTGAAGTTCAAGATAAGATGTCGGCAACACTTAATAAGATAAGTCGGCAGATGGAAAAAACTGTTAGCGACATTAAAAACAGTTTTGACAAACTAAACAAATCATTTCAAAAAACTGCCTTTGCACAAAAACTTACAAGTCAAATAGATAGTTTAACACGGCGTTCAGCACCTTTAAGATTGTTTTTTCAAAATATATCTATTTGGACTGATTTATATCTTGAACACGCTGGCAATAAAATGAAAAACTTCGGCAATCAAATGCAAAACTTTGGCGACAAAATGCGAAATATGAGTGGGAAAGCTTCATTAGTATCTTTGCCTGTTGGATTTCTTGCAAAAACTGCTTATCAAGACTTTGCAGAATTTGAGCAATTACAAACAAGAATGGCGGTTGCATTTCAGGAAGACGCTTCAAAGATGACAAAAGCAGGTCAAGACTTTGCAATGAAAACAGCATTAAGCATGGAACAGGTATTTGACTTAATGTCTTCATTAAAACAGTCCGTTGGAAGGGGAACGCAGGAAATTATGCCGTTTATTGAACAATACACAACTGCTTTGTATGGACTTGGGGCTGGTAAAAATTTTGATGCAATTACAGAGCAAATAAAACAAGGGTTAGGCAAGGGTAAGCTTGAATTAGTGGATATCAAAGTAATTGAAAGTTGGGGATTGCCAATTAAAAAGATGGTTGCAGAAACATTGGGCGTTACAACTGCTGATGTGATGAATATGATTAGCGAAAAAGGTGGCGAAGGTGTAACATCGCAAATGCTACAAGATGCATTTCGTAAATATTCATTAGACCCTCGCTTTGCAGACTCTATTGATAGATATGCAAAATCTTCAAGTGGTGCAATGGATAGACTTGGGGAAACTTATAAACAATTTAAAATTTCATTTGGTGCAATGTTAGACGCTGGTGGCGTTGGTAATATGATAGGAAGTTTATCAAACTTTTTTGAAAAAATGAAAAATATCATTGACAATATGTCGCCTTCAATGAAAAAGTTTTTTACATATTTTACATTGTTAGTTGCTATTTTGCCACCAATATTATTTGCCTTTGGTGTGATTGTTTCGGCAATTGGAATTATGGCTACTGGTTTTGGTGCTGTCCTTGGTATTGTTGCTGGTATTGTTGGTTTTGTTGTTTCACTCCCTGCGATAGTGATTGCCATAATTGCCGCAGTTATTATTTTCCGTAAAGAAATATGGAATGCAATGAAAATGGTCGGCGAATTCTTATATAAATGGACTGGATTGAAGTTGATTGTTGAAGGAATTGGCAGTGTTTTTAATTGGCTTGCAGATAAGTTGACTTTATTTATATCAAAATTTGATGGTTTTGTAAATGCAATTGCGAGTGTTGGGAATATGCTTGGTTTTGGTGTGGACGAAACACAACAAGTTCAAAGACCAAAATCAATAGCACAGGGTGAAAATGTTTTTGAAGAAAATGTTGCAAAAGGGCAAATGTCTTATAAGTCAAGTGCTGATGTTAATGTAATGTTTGGCAACACACCAAAAGGAACAAGTATTCAAACAACGCAAAAAGGTGCAGACTTTATGAAACTTGGAATACAACAACAAACTTTTAGCCCAGCTTTATGAATACTTTACGCCTTCCTGACGCTTCTTATAAAGGTTTTGATGAGCTTGTTTGGGTTGGTGGTTCATTAAAACAAGGTTACAAAAAAGTTTCACACGAATACCCAAATAAAGACCGTGGTTATATTGAAAATCTTGGCTTGTCAATATTACAAGGAAGCGTTGTATTTGATGTTTATAATTCGCAAGATAACGATACAATAATACAGTTTGAAAATATTTTAAGAAGTAAGGGTGCAGGCACTTTGGTTTTGCCAACGCAAGGGGCTTTTGAAGATATTGAAATGATGAGCTGGCAAAGCAAAAGTGATGACAAGAATTTAGGTGTTATCCAATATACAATTGAATTTGCACAAACAAGCCCAAATCAATACCCAACAACAACAAACACAAACATTAGCTTTTTTGACCGTTTAAAAGATAAAATACTTGGCGACAATGTTGACGCTTTTGACAACGCTTGGAATACAATTAAAAACAAAAGAACACAAACACAAAAGGCACTTGCAAAAATACAAAAGACCGGAAAAGATATGATAAACCTTGCAAAAAAAGTTGAAGGTGCAGGAAGTTTGTTAAGTGAATTTTCAAATACTATTGCAGTTGTTATTAATTCAGCTTCACGGCTTGCGAACTCCCCTCGTGAACTTGCAACACAATTAAAAATTGGTTTTGATAGCTTGGAATCAAATATTCCAAACGCAAGGGTGTTATACAATGTTGTTGGAAGTTATTTTGGCTTTTCAAGTGGCGACGCAAACGCAGTTGGCAACGGCGGAATACAAGCAGAAATTAGACAAAACCAACAAGCAATAAATAATCTTATTAGAACAAATGCACTTGCCATTGGTTATGTTGCGGCGACTTTAATTGACTATAAAACTTCAAATGAATTAAATGAATTTCGGCAAACATTAAAAAATGAATATGATAATTTGTTAGAGCAAATACCTGACGAAATTTTGCAAAGTTTGGAAGAATTACAAGTGAACGCAAACCGCTTTTTTGACAGACAAGTTTTGACGCTTCCAAGTTTGCAAACAATAAATGTGAATACACAACCCCTCGGCGTTTTGGTATATTCTTTTTATGGAAACCTTGATGAATATGATAACATTTATAATATAAATAACATAAGGGACGCAAGGCAAGTAAGTGGAAATGTAACTATTGTGAATTGAAATGGAAGATGTTGTTAAACTTGTTGTCAATGGTGTTGAATTTACAAACTTCATAAGTTTTGAATTGAAAAACACAATGATTAGCATTACAACAGATTTTAGCTTTACATACGCACCAAAAATAAAATATGTAAATGGAAAGCCAGTGCTTGTTGATGTTATAAAAGAACAAGATGAGGTAAAAATTTTTATAAACAATATACAGTATTTAATTGGTTATATTGTTAGCATTGACTGGAATGAAGACGCAGGAAATGATTTAATTACAGTGCAAGGAATGGACAAAGCTTCTTATTGCTTGTTGCGACACTACCCAAGCCCAAAAAATTATAAAAAAATGGACTACGCCGAATTGATTAGAACGGTTGTTGCGGAAAACGGTTTTCAAGATATTGTTATTGTGCAAAAATTAATTCCTGAACTCTTGACAATTGAAGGGCAAGAAGACATACAAATTGACGATGGGGAAACATTATTTAATTTCCTTGATAGATATGCACTTAAAGCCCAAGTATTGCTTAACACCACTGGAACTGGTGAGCTTGTTATTTATAGGGAAGGCGTTTTAGGAAGTGTATTAGGAAAATTTCCAAACAAGGCAAAGGCAGGCATTGCATTAATTAATGGGGGGCGTGCAGGGAATATATTGAGTAGCAACTTCAAAACAAGCGTATTGGAACGCTTCCAAGTTATTGAAATATTTTCACAAAGTAACAACACTTCACATAGTGTAAAAAATACGAACCCAATAGGCAGTGCCGTTGATGAACAAATTAAAATTCCAAACCGTTTCAGGGTGGGGAAAAATATTCCAACCCAGTCAACAACATTAGCAGATATTGCAAAATGGAATGTAAATGTTCGCCGTGCAAAGGGCAGAATGTATAATTGCACAGTGCAGGGAATTGGTTTTTCGCCACAAAATAGAGACTTTTGGAAAATAAATACTTATGTTGAAGTTTTAGATGAAAAAAAAGGCGTGAATGGGGAGTTTTTAATTGAAAGTATAACATTTTCGCAAAGCCCGCAAAATGGAACAATTACACAATTACAACTTGTTAATAAGGGCTCTTACACGCTCGACATAAAGCAAGCAATTCAAAAGCTACAAAGAAATAACTTTGGAAATCAGTTTAGCTCCTAAATACTGCTACTGTGTGCGAAGTTAAAGTAATTATTGTCTCACTTCCGCTTGAATTTTCCAGAAATAAACGGCAACCACCAACAACAAAAGGGTCTGTTTCGCTATTTACAAAAGTTTGAATTAGTGTGGTGCTGAACTCAGTTGTTGCAGCCGCATTTGGTCCTTTTGAAAATTTTGCAGAACGCCCAACTTCACTATTGTCAACAACCCTACGCAAAACAATAAAAAATTCTGTTGAACGGTCGCTTGCAACAGATGGAATTGTGGCTGTGCAATTCACACGAATAATATATGGAACATACACTTTATTAAATGTATTTGCGGGGGAGGGAAGCAATAAAAAGTTATCTGTTGTTGGTGCTGCAATTTGAAGTAAGTTATTTTGAACGGCGTTTGCAGTGTTTTTGTATACAATTGGGAAGTCGCTGCGTTGCACTTCATTCGCCGTTACCAGTGGCGTTAAAAGATTATAACTTCCACCAATTGCCACCGCTTGTGTTAAACCAGTCGCCGAGTTTAAAACGGCGAACGGTGCAAGCCTAACATCATTTGCAATATTGTTTGCGGTTACTGTTTTTGTGTTGTCTTTGTTAAAATATTCTGTTGGTGTTGCAAGTTGTGTTATACCTTTTGCCGCTTGTGTTGCAATGTTGCCGTTTTTGAATGTTTGTGGCGTTATTGCTTTTGTATTATTTGTGCCTGCATTAACTTCACTTTGTGTTGCAATTGCCATTGAGCCTTTTAATATTTCGGTTGCTTGTGGCGTTATATTATCTCTTGTTATTTTGTAATTTGCACTTCCTCTTTGTATTAAAAAAGCGTCAGTTTCTTGTGCAAGCCCACCGTCGCCAATTTCACTAATCTTTTGTTTTTGCACCAAATCACCAGTCAATGAAGTTACTGGAACGCCGTTTATTGCTAAATTTGTATTTAATTTAAATTCTTGCATTTCAACAAAAAAAGTTAATAAAAAATTAAGCGTTGCATTGTTAATTGTCAAGCTTTTGTTTTTATTTGACCTGCGTTTAAAATTTGCACTTGGTAAGTTCCCGCACTACTCCCGCTTGGAATTATAACCTGCATAACCGCATTTTGATTTAGCACAAAAGATATAGCGTCTCCAAGATTTGTAATGTTGTTTGTTGAAAACGCCCCATTAATATCAGTTTTAGCACTGACTTTAACAGTTTCAGCGTTTAATGTTTTTTCTTTTGCAATTTCAATAGTTTCCCCATCTTGTAAAAATGTTATTTTATTTGTGCCTAAAACATTTCCAACCGCAAAATCATTTGCGTTTTCTACTGGCAAGCCTATTTGTTGTTGTGGGTAATTAAAGGCTAAACCATAAGCCGCTTCATTGCTGCCTTTTGATTTCATAATAAAAACTGCGGTGTTTTCGGTTACTTGTGCAATTGTATTTATGCCAATTGGATTTATAAGAAAAACATTTTCATAAATTCTGCCATCTTCGCCCTGCACTTGGGCAGTGCCATTTCCATTTAGTTTAAGTAAAAAACCCTTGACATTACAACAACAAGCCATAAAAGTAAAATATGTTTTTTACAAAATAAAACAATGCCTGCCGATGTCAAGCTTTTTCAAACAAAAGATTATTGGGATATAGATTTCCAAAACGGCGACATTCACTTAACAGACAGCCTTGACACTGCTTTATATATGTCTATTTTTTGCGAAACAAGGGCGAAAGCAAATGAAATAGCAAATGCACTTGACAGGCGTGGACATTTTTCAAATATTTTTAATGAAGTTGAGGGTTATGAAATTGGTTCAAAATTTTGGCTTTATACTGAGAGGGCAAGAAATACACAACAAAACGCTGAATTAATAAAAATGGCTTGTTCAAGTGGCTTGCAATGGTTAATTGATGACAATGTAATTCAAGGTTTTAAAATTGATGTAATGCAAAAAACAACACAAATTCAATTAAATATTACGCTTGAAATTTCCCCAACTGAAACATTATACAAGGAAGCACTTATAAACACCTTCAAATGACAATAGAAATAAAAACACTTCAACAAACAGAACAGCTTTTAACAGGTGCTTTAATAAAGTCTATTAACACAGGGCAAACAGACCCTTCAAAAAAAATAGACCCTACAATAAGAAACAGTTTTATAAGGGGCTTGGTTCAAGCTTATGCACTGGGAATTTTTGAAAATAACAAGAACATTCAAAAAGCAATTACGGAAAGTTTTTTGGGTGGCGAAAGTTTTTTTGAATTTTGGGGACCGCTTATTAATGTTAACAGGAAGGACGCAAGCACTTCAACGGGCAGTATTGTTATAACAGGAACAGCGGGCACTTTAATCCCGCAAGGCACTTTAATTACAAACGCAAACAGTATTCAATATGCAACGAACGCCGTTGTAACGATTGCAGCACAATCAATTAATATAATTTCAATTTCAAGGCTTGGAAACCAAGTTATTGTAACAACCGCAAACAATCATAACCTTGCAAGCAATGTTTTAGTTTCAATCTTGGGTGCAAATGAAACCGAATATAATGTTAACAACCAAGAAATAACAGTAACAGGTTTAAAAACATTTACATTTACAATAACAGGCACGCCAACAACCCCAGCAACAGGCACTTTAACATTGAATTTTACACACGCAGTGGCGAGTGTAACTTCAACAACCTTGGGTGCAAATACAAATATTGGCAGTGTTGTAGAATTAAGTTTAATAAATACAATTGCAGGCGTTGACACTTCGGTTTTTACAACTTTTGAAGGAATAAGTGGAGGGCTTGATGTTGAAAGTAATGCAAGTTATTTTCCTT